CTTTAAGGGCCAAAGCTCAAGAAGCTCATATGTGTCTTTGTCATAAACAGGATAGATAAATGCGTTGTTATTTAAGTACAAAAGAGTAACCACTCGATAGATAAAGTCATAAGGACTCATGAGTGGATTTGGCTGATACTTCAAAAGGTAAGCAAGATTGCCTTTCTTCTCTTGCACTGTTTTATCTTCTTCAGTTTTCACATACCTCGGTTTCAGCTTTGCTGAGTGAGTTGCGATTCGATCAATACAGATCTTCACAATATCAGAAGCATTGATGTTGTCGCCGAAGTCTTGGAAAAGGTTCAAAGTTGTTTTATATAGCTGAGCATCATAGTTGACAGGTGCCACTACTTTTTTCTTTCGTTTAAAGATGTCAAACAATCCCATAGTGACCTCCTAACTAATCATGTTTTCGTACTCAATCTTGTATCGATTTAAAACTGCATAAGCAATAATCAAAGCTACACAGCCATCGATTCTTTTTAGTTTGGAATTAAGCTTGCTAGGCTGAATGTTTCCATTAACATCAACCTTCGCTTGAGTGTTTGAGAAGCACCACTTTAGGATAGGATTATTATCATAGATAACAAGCTTATTCTTGAGGTCTCCTTCAAGCTGCTTCATTGGTTCAGATAAGGTATAGATGCCTTGTCTAATCTTTTCCATTGTGAAACCAGAATCTTCCATCTCTTTCACCCAGTATTGTGAGTTCCAGGGATCATAACCGATCCACAGTGGTCTAATTCCATACTCTCTCACCATTTTCAGAAACCATTGAGTCACTAATGAAAAGTCATTCTGGTTTCCTTCTGTAAGAGTAACCAATCCCTTCTTTACCCAAATGTCGTATGGAATCTTGTCTTCCTGGACTCTTTGAGCTATCAGTTCAGAAGGCATAAAGAAGTGCGGGATAACATACTTCTTTCCGCCTTTTATGATAAGGAGAACTGCTGCTGTTAAGTCGGTTGTAGATGATAAGTCCACTCCGCCTATAGCATAGCTATCTCTTAAATCATCTAATTTGTATTTGGTCTCATTATTGAGGTCTAAGTAAGTAAGCCAGGAGCCGCTCTCAAGTTGTTTGATGTTAAAGTCTTTACACATCATCGTCACTCTAGTAGCTAAATCATTTCTAGCTTTTACCATCATGTCCTCAAAGTAAGACCTGGTTTTGATGGTTCCTATGGAAGGATTGCTCTTTTGCCAGCTAGATGGATCGGAGAAGATCTCTTCATCACTATCCTGGGTATAAAGCCAGGGAAGAATACGAATGTCATCAATTTCTCCTTTTATCATCTTTCGACAATAGTCGAGCTTGTTATCAAGGAAGCCATCAACAGTTGTTCCCTCAGTTGTGATAATAAAGATTAGCGGTTCTCTTTTGGTTGACTGACTTTGCTTAATGGCATCGTAGACTTTTGAATCTGTCATTTCATGGACTTCGTCAATACAGCCAACTTCAATGTTATAGCCATCTTTGTTTCTGCTCTGAGCGGATAACTTTTTAATCTTGTTTTTGTTCGTTGGAGAATAGATGTAAAAGATATTCTTCCTAGAACGTTTTTCATTTCTGAGAGCTTTGCTCTGCTCTCTCATGTTGTTTATTTCTTCAAAAAGAATTGAAGCTTGTTCATTAGTGTTAGAAGCACAAACGATGTCGGTTCCACCACTAGAGAGGAAGAACTCAGCCAGGTCTATCCCAGCGACAAAAGTTGTCTTTCCGTTTTTTCTAGCGATAAGTAGAACCACTTCATTGAATCTTCTTAAACCTGAGTCTGCCATCTTGAAACCATAAGCACACTCAAGTAAAGCTTTCTCCCAAAGTTCCAGGATGAAAGGCTGACCATTGAAAGGTGACTTTGTATGCTTACAGAACTTCTCAATAAATTCGATTCTTAATCTTCCAGGTTCTTCATCATATATAAAGCGAGGATCATTCAAATCGTCTTTTAGGCGTTTTAAGACACTTTTCAGTTCATTCCCAGCAATTATGCGGCCCGCCTCTATTTCGTTGATATACGATAGTAAGAAACTCATTCTTCGGTATCTTCCACTTCTTTAGCGGGCACCGGAATCTCGTGATAATGAATCTCGGAGTCCTTTTTGCCTAGAACGAGCTTCTTTCCTAAGATGGAACCATCAGTTACGCTTTGGATGACACAGCCATCTTTAGCTACAAGAATTCTTAATCCTTTTTCGTTAATGATTTCCATATCAATCTTCCTCCTGCACTAAGCTGAAAGTTCTATTTGTTCCTACGTTGTTATTAGAGAAGGTCTTAAGTTTAACTTGAGAGGCTTCACCACTACTGAATGTAATAACACCAGTGTCATTGATGACTTCTCCTACTGGAACTGGCATGAAGTTGCCCCATGCACTAGGAATGTAATCGCCACCAGAGACATCAATCTTGAATGTTGTTTCTGAGAGATATTCATAAGTGAAGTTGACTGCGTTTCCTGTACAACTAATACAACCGAAGCCAGAAGAGAATTCTAAGTCGATAGAAATTGAGCTGTTTTCGTAATGGAAGCATTTACCTGCAAGTGGATCGTTTCCACCTACAATGCCGATAGACCAGTTTTTATCATTAGCAATAGCTATGTCCTCAGGTTCAAGCCTGTCATAGACAACTTGATGAATTGAGATAACTTTTGAAGCTGCACCGCTTAAGTCTTTTAAGTTACGGAACATTTGAATAACTGATTCTCTAGTTAATGAGGTGCAGTTACCAAAGTTAGCGTTGACGTTGAAGTTGCTCTGTAAGCTAATCTTGCTTAAGAGAGGGCAGTCTTGAATTGATTCCAAAGGAATAGGAACGTTAATTGTGTTAGGGAACCAAATCTCATTTAAAAGAGGGCAGCTCTTAACAACCGCTGTTCCACCAGTGAAACTCTGGAGTCTATCTGGTAAATAGAGTTTCTTTAGTTTTGGAATGTTCCAGAAAGCATAAGAAGATAAGGCTCTTAAATTAGAGTTAGCACCAAAGGTGACATACTCACATCCACAACCACTAAGGTTATAGTTGCCCCATCTAGAAAGAGAGGCTGGGAAGTTGATGTCTTCTAAGTCTGCAATTCTATAAAGAGCATAATCTTCTAAAGAAGCTAATTGAGAACCTTCTTCAAAATCAATTCTATAGCAACCACTTTCATAGAAAGCATGGTCTTCGATTGCGGTAACTGTATAAGGAACACTAACCACAAACTCATTAGTTGCGTGAGCTAAGAAATAGGAAGTGATATAAGAAACGCCTTCCGGAATTTCAAAGTGATCAAAGGTTCCTTCAACAAGTTGAGAAAGCAATGTAAATTCTTCAGAGGTATGGATAATTCCCAGGTTCCCTCTAAGCACTGTTGCCACTATTGGTTCTGAAGCATAGATGTAATTTGCAGTAATTGTTGAGTCGCTGTTAGCAACTTCATCGCAAGCTACAAACGAGATTTCCCATGCTCCTTCGTAAGCTGTGATAGCTTTAGGAATCTCAAATTCATTGTTATGAACTCTATAGAGATAAGTGGCATTTTGATGAGTGAACTTTAAGTAATGATAAGTTGAGTCTATCTCACTATCTACCGTAAACAAGAGTTTTACTCTTTTGCTTTCTCTATAGACTGAGATTTCAAGAGGAAGCTCATCAGTTTCTAATTTGCCATTCTTGTTAACGTGAATACTAATTTCATACGCCATGATGCGTTCCTCCTTATCTAATTTGTTTCATGAATTCATCAAACTCATCGTCTTCGTCAATTGCGTTTCTACCCATGATGGTATTAAGCGTTTTGATGATATTTTGATAAACTCCAAGAGATTGAATGTAAGTTTTATAGCACTGAGTCTGGCGGCTGTTTCCTTTGGAAGAAAACTCCACTGCTCCATGCTTTCTAACTAAAGCTTGTAGATCATCTAACTCAACTTTCAGAAAAGCAGCTTTCTTTAATAGTTCATCTACGAGTTCTAGCTTTGTTTTGTCGACATTAGTGAAAAGAGCAGCTAGACGTGCATACTCTTTGTTGATTTGTTTTGTGTCCATCTAACTCCTCCATAAAAGAAAAAAACCAGAATTTGAAAATCTGATTTTTGGAAATTTTTAAGCCACGCATTTTTGAGGTGGGGGCAGCGGTACTTTGAAATTTTTCTTTAGAAAGTCGACCGGGAGGGGATTAAAAAGGTTTTAGATTTCCTTCTTCATCGAACTGAGCTCCAGCTTTTTTGAACCTTCCATGTTCTTTGTTGTGACAGTCTTTACAGAGAAGGATCAAGTTCTTCTTTCCTAGTGTTATCTCTGGGTTATGAATGTTCTCTGGAGTTAAGTGAATGATGTGATGAACTTCTTCCCCTACTGCTCCACAGATTTCACAAAGCCCATGAGCTTCTGCAATCTTTTCAGCTCTAGCAATAGCCCATTCAGAGCTTCTGTAAAACCTATTGATTTCTTTGCAGTTGCTAAGCATTAGAACAAGCCCCACTCAGCGAACTTCTCAAAGCCACCGAGCTTTGTAATAAAGTCTTTAGCAATGCAGACAATCTCACCATAAGGTTTGCCGTCTATATACTCATCGCCGATAGCACAACTTAACTCTACCACTTTGTTAGTCTTTTGAGCTTTAAGGAAAGCATAGATATTTACAGACACATCAGCTTTGCTGAGGTCTTTCCCATGTAAGCCTCCACCAGTTATGGAATCTCCCATATCACTACCGAGCTTTCTATTTACTGCACCTGTATCTATATTAGTGCCACCCTTCCAATCTCCAATAGGATTTACTTCAGCTTTTTTGAAGATCCTTTGAAGCTCGCTTGATTCAGCGTTGCTTTGGCAAATAACGAGTCTATCTTTATCAAGGATATATTTCCCGTCATATGGATACGCATCATAGATGTCTCTAGCTATTTCAGAGAGTCTTTTTTGCTCTGGAGTTAAAGGAACACCACGGAAAATACCATTATCTCCGCAGCGGAACTTTCCTGCTTGGTTATGAGAAAGAAGAGAATCTTGAGGAACTTCAACATAGTCCACTGCTAGCTTCCCAGCAATTCTATAGACTGCAGCTTTTACATTTTTCTTTTTTAAGTGAGTGCTAGTTTCACAAATAATGTGACAACAGCCATGACCAATTAAGACCTCTACTGCAATTCTAGGAGCTCTCTCATTTTTATATGCTAAATCAACGAGTGCTCCAGCTATTCTATCAGCGAGTTTATCTGGGTGTGCAGGGTTTACTTTTTCAAACATATTCTCTCCTTTAAGACTTTGTCTTTTTTAAATTTGCTCATTTTGTCTTTACTGAATAACTTGTTATTGAGTAAAGAAGTAAAAAGCACCCATTTTTCGGGCACTTTCAGAGCTTATTATTAGACTTAATAGGATTTATCCTTTAAGACAAATAATAAATTATTCGATATCTACAAGCCCTTGTAAGCTGCCCTCTTCATAGATTTCCTTCAATTCAGAAGTCGTATAAATGAGGACTTGAGCTTCAGGCATTGTTTTCGGTTTTTCAGTAGCGAAGACTAAGCTGTTATTCCAGAAGCCAACCACTACTCTGGGTTTATTGAAGAGCATCACTGTTCTGCCGACTTTGATGCCCTTGTTTTCGGTAATTTTAACGGTTATTTCAAGCTTTGCCATTATTTAAGTCCTCCCCACAAAGGTCTGAGTTCGACAGGTGTGTTTTCCCAATCAACCTCATCCATCGCTAAGCCATCTTCAATGCAGCCTTTGATGCAGCTGATCCATTTGGCTTGATAAGAATTTTCCCTATCCATTGTTTCATCGGTAACCCCTGCTTCAAGGTATCTTTTGAGCAAGGTTTCAAGTCCTTTTTTGGTTTCGATATAGTGCATTTTTCTGACCTCCTTTGGTCATGTATATACTCTAATAATACTTTAGTATTATCAACATAATTTGACACTATTTTCAGTGCAAGAAAGGAGGCGATAGAGCCCGGAGAAACGAATTCAAAAAACCAGACTCTATCTAGTAAAGAAGGATGACAAATAATCGGAGGACATCTTCGTGTGCGTGTATTGATTTTTTTGACTTTTATTCCGAAGCGTGAGTTCGGTAGTCTTCAATTTCGGATAGAGCTATTCTTTCTCCATCCCTAATTAAAAAGCAGCCTTCAGTGCTGCCTCTATATCTCAAGTATCTTTTAACAATGACATCAGTGTATTTTGGAGTGATTTCCGATAAGAAGGAAATTCTTCCTGTTTGTTCAGCGGCTATCAATGTGGTTCCACTACCTCCAAATAAATCTAGGATCTTATCTCCAGGTTTTGAGCCTTCTTTGATAAGGAACGCCATTAACTCAATTGGCTTCATGGTTGGATGAAGGTCATTGTGTTTTGGTTTGTCATATTCAAGGATCGTTGTAAGAGTTCTATCTCCAGTAACATAGTGAGGAGCTCCCTCTTTCCAGCCTACCATGATAGGTTCGTGTTTGTAGTGTGCCCAGCCTCTACCAAAGGTAGCACTGTTCTTTACCCATATCCACATTTGAGCTAATTTGAAACCAGCTCCTTTGAAACCACCTTGAAAGTTAACGCCTTCAATATCTCTATGGAAAACAAATGCATTTGCACCATCTTTACAGTGCTCGTACATATTTGAGAAAGCTTCAAGCATGAATTGTTTGAAATCTGCATCAGACATTTTATCGTTTTCGATTTTTTGTCCATCGCTTCCTTCGTAATCACAGTTATAAGGTGGATCAGTAAGAACTAAATCGATGATGTTTTCTTCAACAAGATTATTCACTACTTCTTTGCTTCTGGAATCTCCACAAATTAGCTTATGATTTCCTAAAAGGAAAATATCTCCAGGTTTTGAATAAGGATTATCAGAAATAACATCATCTTCGTTGAAGTCATCATCCTCAGCTTCAATTTCTTCTTCAACTTGAATATCATCAAAACCAAATTGAGACATATCTAAATCAATGTTAGCGAGTTCTTCGCTTAACAAATCTTCATCCCAATCAGAAAGTTCTGAAGTTTTGTTGTCCGCAATACGGAATGCTTTAATTTGGTCTTCAGTCAAATCAGAAGCAACGATACATGGAACTGTTTCTAAACCTAATTTCTTTGAAGCTTTTAATCTAGTGTGACCAGTAACAATAACGTTATCTTCGGTAATCACTAATGGAACCTTAAAACCAAATTCTCTTATAGAGGCTGCGACAGCATCCACTGCTTTATCGTTATCTCTAGGGTTATTATCGTAAGCTTTTAATTCACTCACTTTTTTATAAACGATCTTCATTTCCACGGTCCCAATTCTCCTTCATTTCTTCTTTTAGTTCTTTCATGACTTGCATAGTTGTATAGCTAGACATGTATTCTTTTCCAAATCTCAAAGTCATGTAGTGATCTAATGCTTTGTAGTTTCCAGGAATCCAAATCTTACGGGCTCTTCCTTTCTTTCCAGATTCGCTTTTACCTTTGGTAGCGATTTCTTTTGTGTCTTCAGTAACCCAGTAGCCAAAAGCTTGACGTTTTAATTCCGCCATTGCTTCTGGTAATTCTTCATCCATGATTTCATTAAAAATTTCAGCTATTTCTTCGTGATCAGCTTTGAGCCTAGAAAAAGTGGCCTCATTGAGGTGTAGGCGTTCACTGATGTACCTCTGCGTATAACCTTTCTTATACAAAGCAGAGATTTCTTCACGAACCTTTGGCCACTTCCCGGTTTTCTGCCACTTCTCAAAGGCATCACCTTTTGGTCTTCCGGCCATAGTTGGTACCTCCTTGAGTGTTTAAAAAGAAAACCCACCAGTGACGGTGAGTTTTTACAGCTTTTGCTGATTATAGCATATCAAGAAATTTGAACTTTTTCCAACTACTAAATGCTTGCATTTACTATCATTTACTATCATCTTTTACTGAGGAAGCTTTATAGCCATTATCCCTTGTCTGTGAAGGCGGTAAACATGACTTAATGCGTATCCAAGTTTAGAAGCTACATCTCTCCAGTCAAAGAAGTTAAGGTATCTATAAGTTAGAACTAATTCCAGAGTTGAGTCTTCAATTGAAGCAATAGCGTTTTCTATTTCTCCTCTGAGCTTAAAGAGTTCTTCTACCTTCTCTTCAATTTCCTTCTCCTTCTTAGTGATTCGGTCAATGTATTTAATGAATGGAGCTTTCAAAGAAGGAGACTTTTGTACTCTAGGTTCATCGTAGCTACACCCCTGAGTACCATCAGCAAGTATTTCTAAATGCTTCAGTTCTTCTTTTAAGGAATCTACTTTTTGGTACAAGTAGTAATACCTGGATAAGTATTCTTTTGTTTCTTCAAAGCTCATGTACTTTCCTCCCCTGGTCTCGCACGCACATTTCGGTGAGCAGAGGGTAAGGGAAATATTTTTTAATATTTATTTCCCTTCCCTCCTTCACCTCACCAACCGCCCGTGTAAGAGAGTTATAAATTGTTTTATTTTTTGCCATAATTTGGATCCACTCCTATGACTCTGTAAATGATTGATTCTTGGATGTAATAGCCGCCTATCTCTTCTATGTTGTTTCTAATGGTTTTAGGAGCAACTTTCGCTCTAGCAGCAACGGCACCAAGATTTGCTGTTTTGCCATCTTCACTAACAGCGAAGAAAGCTTCGACAAATCGGTTGTATCTATCTTCAATAGTTGTTTGTTTTTTATTCTTCTTTTGAGCGTTTCTAATATCGCCAACCGGAAATAGCTCTTTAAGAACTCCAGATTCATCAATTTCGTGTAATGGATACTTGAATATCACTTTTAGTGATTTTGGTCTTTTAAATTCTCTGGTGACATACTCAATTTCATAAGCAGTCCAGGAATCTTCAAAGCCATTTTCTTCTCGGAAATCTTCATCCATATCAAGCTCATTTAAGTCCATAATGGCATCAGCTTGCCTGGCAAAGATTCCACTGCCACTACCTCTATCGATAACTGAGATATCTGCGGAACTACCTTTTTTGTGGTGATGAGAGAAAACTATCGTAGCGTTTAGCTCATGGCTGAGGTGCTCAAGTCTTCCTAAGAAGAAAGTAATGTATTGAGCGTTGCTTTCATCTTGCTCCATGAATTTGTAAATAGGATCGATGATAAAGACGTCTACACCTTGCTCTTTGTATTTTGTGATGAGCTTTGAAATCAAACCTTCGATAGTTTCCATTGTTCCCCTTAAGTTAATAACTTGAATTGGGTTTTCCTTGCTTGGCTCTTCAATTTGGAGAGCATCATATATCGCTATGAATCTATGCCCAATAGAAGAAGGTTCAATTTCTGGATTGATATACACTACTTTTGCTTTTTCACATTCATGGTTAAGGAACGGCTTCCCTTCAGAAAGACAAACTGCGAGTCTTCCCATCAAGAAGCTCTTACCTGCTTTACTAGGTCCAGTGACCATAAGAACATGCCCTTTGCGAAGAACTCCATGAATAAGTTCTGGCTTTTGAGGCTCAGGATTATGGAAGAAATCCGTGACGTTCATCACAGGAAAGGTTTTCTCTTCCTCCTCCAAATACTTTTTCCACTCTTCATAGTTTTGACAGCCAATATGAGTAGCAAGGAGAGTTTGCATTACACCATTCCTAGTAACACCTGGCATTCTGGAGAATTTATTAGCGGTCTTATTTGACTGATCTGCTGGGAAATTGTGTTCTCCTAAGAACTTAAAAAGTTCTCTAACTCTTGTGTCGTATTCTATTAAATCTGGAGCATCTATGTGCACAATAGCGTGAACGCTTTTAGAGCCAGAATCTACAAGAGCGGCAATAGGCAATTTCCATCTGTTATAGAATGCTATCTGTTGAGGTTTCGGAATTTCATCACTTTCGATTAAAACATAGTTAAACGAAGTGACATTTTCCACCATTGCCCCTTTTCCATCTAAGGGGTTAATGCGAATCCATGCTCCCGCTTCTTTGTTAATAGTTCCAACAACACATTCGATATCATCTGGATATTTCTCTAGCTCCTTAATAAGCTGAGCTGCAGTTCTATCTGAGACACCTGCTAGAGGCTGCCACTTTTGCTTTTTCTCATTAAAGAAACAATCTGTAGTTGCATACCCTACTTTGTCTTCGTCTTTGAACACAGCTTTTAGATATGTTTTTAATTGCTCGCAAGGAGTTAGAATATGTGTCTTTCTAATAGCAAGGTCATCTTCAGGAAGAAGAGTGTCATCCCATTCATAAGTCTCAATAGCCATTTTTCTATGAGCATCAAAACCTCTGTCTTTGGCAAACTGAATAATAGTTGCCCCGGTGACCACTCCTCTTCCGCCACTTTTTCCAAAGGAATTCCATGTCGTTTCAAGATCTCTTGCATTGTATTTGTTAGGATCTCTTCTAGACCATTCATCAAAGATGCTCATCGGAAATCCTTCATAATGAAGAGCCATACCAATATGAAGCCAGTCGTTATAATCGCTAAAATCGGCAGGATCAATAAAGTTCAAAGCATCAATTATTAGTTGCTTATTGTCATCCATAAATCCTGCCTCCTTCAGTTAGTATTTGGAGCACCAGGTTTATCTGATGCCCCATTACGCTATTTCTTAATATGTTTTCGACTGCCGTTAACTTCATAAGCAGTCTCCTGAGCTAGAACGGTAAATCGTCTTGTTCTGTGAAGTTGTTGGCATCATAGTCAATGAAGTAAACTAGGTCATTAACTGTGACAAGATCACCATTCTTACCAGTGATATTTTTAGGTCTGAAATGAGCTCTACCTTTGGAGCCTAAAACTTTGCTCCAATCCATCTTGTAGGCTTGACCTACTTCTTTTTGTCCAATAGAACGGAAGAAGCCATATAATCTCTTTTCAAAACCCTCTAATTTAATGAGGAGAATATCAAAGCCGTAATTGACTAATCCTTCTTTGGAATTGATTTGGATTTGAATGGTAGCTTTATGAGCTGCTGGGAGCTTATCGCTACCTGGGAATCTACCTCTTTCAAACTTAGTGACTAAGAAGTTATAATCCCCTTCTTCTAATACGATTCGTTTTTCACTTACAGGATCTTGACCACTAAGTTCATCATCCCAGTCAAACGTCTCGATTTGTTCAACATTGATGTTTTCGTTATTTTCCATCGTTTTTTACCTCTTTCTTAGATTTAATTTGTTCGACAATTTTTTTGATGTTTGGAATAATCCAGCGAGCAATGAAGTCTTCAGAATAGTCTTCTAAATGCTTATCTTCTGGATAATGTCCTTTTGATGTAACAACTGCTTCGACTTCTGCTAAAGTGACACCATTATCTTCAATGAGTTTCTTCACTTTTTTTAGAAGCTCAGATTCTTTTTTTTCACCAGAAATTGCAGGTTTTACTGGGCTTTTTGCCATAAATAAGTGGGAAATAAGCTTGAAATCGAAATCCATTTTTTCTGGTAAACCGAATCTGTTTTTGGCATCAAAGACAGGAGAGTGAGTTGTGAACAAAACTCTACGGTTACCCTGTGGCTTCTTCTTATTTGTTTCGCTTGTTACCACATAGGTTTCAAAGTTACCAAACAAGAGAAGATCAACCCATTCTTTGAGCAGAGGAGCAGTCTGTTTATTTAATTTCAACTCCCAGCGGTCAAATGCACCTTCCTGGTCTGGAAGTTCAAACTTTCTAGGCTTAGCATGAGCCACTATCACTACATTGATTCCGAGAGCGATAAGCTTGTCGAGGAGCTTATAGAAATCTTGGAATAATTCTTGCAATAGCACATAGCCTTTACCATAGCTCCAATCCTCTATTGAAGCTTTGTGGTGTTTGAGTAATAAATAGTCAATTGCGTAGGCTTCAAGTCTATCCATTGTATCGATAGAAACAGTCTCAATTTCTCCTGGATCTTTAATGATCGTTGCTATTGCTTCAACGCATTCTTGCCAAGAGTTAATGATTACCCTACTTAAATCAATATGGAATGAACCTTTTTCTACGTCGAGGACTACTCCGTTTTTAATCTTGCTAAGCATGGTTGTCTTACCAAAACTTTCAGGAGCATAGATGCACATTTTCAGTGCTGCAGGAACGGTACCTTTAATAATGTTTAGTGGCATTATTCGCCCTCCTTCTTTTCTTTAACCAGAATGGGATTTCCCTCTGGTTTAATGATGTAGATTCCAATAAGCTCATTTAGCCTTTGGCGACCTACTAATTTCTCAAGTTCACTAATGGACTTAAGCTTGTTTTGTTGGTAGATGTCATATCCAGCTTCAGAGAGGATTTCAGCTACCTTTGCTTCATCGCTGATCTTTCTTTTTGAAATCGAATGAGACAGAACGAAACCTTTCCATTTCTTGCCATCTTCAACTGCTTTCTTTAAAGCATAAGCTTTAACTGATTCACAATAGTCGATAATAAAGTCTAGTTTAGGCAAGAGTTGTTCAATTTCTTCTTCACTCATTAGCTCCGCTTTCTTTTCTTCTTCAACAGCTTTAAGAGCTTCCTCACTTCTACGCTTGCACCATATTCTGCCAGGACAATATTTACAGTGACTTCCTGGATGTGGCTCAGCGTGTGGATTCATAGCTTCTTCCGCTGCTGGAAGTAGCCTAGTAGCTTCCCAATTGAGAAGTTGATCTTTAGAAAGAACAGTTTCAGAGATGTGATGCAATCTTTCTTGGAAGATAATTAGTCTTACTCTTTGAATGTCATAGATAGATCGAAAGGCTTTCATAGCATATAAGCCATAGATACCAAGCTGCGAGTTCAACTCATCGCCATCCATAACGTTCTGTTCAATAAATCCCGTTTTATTGTCGATAACCACTATTTCTTTATTGGTTACCATAATTGCATCGGCGGTTCCGTGGGTGTCAGGAGAATAATTACAGTCAAGGGTATGCTCTAGGAATAAGAGAGGCTTTTCGCCAGTTCTCTTTTCTTCTAAAGTCATAAGATTAATAATGTAATCTGCATAAGCTGAGGCAAGACGTTCCATTTCTTCATCATAGTGTTTAAAGCTTTGCTTTAATTTTTCAATATCGACTGGCTCATTGTCGTAGTCCACTATGTTAAGACGAACTCTTACATATGCTTCTCCAAGAGCATGGCATTCACTACCAAACTCACTTTGTTCAGTTGGCTCTTCTTCTTTGTTTGCCAGGAACCTGACAGCAAACCCGCAGTAGAACCATTCTTTGCTTGAAGGTGCTAGAAGGCTATGTGGTTCATTAGTCACTTCCTTTACCTCCTTCGGGAACTTCTACAAGAGAAACCCCTACTACGTTGTCACCTAATACGAGGATCGTTTTGTTAGTGGTTCCGAAGAGCTTATTGAGAATTCGATTAGCTATTCTGGTTTTCTTAACCGCTACCACGCCATTAGGTTCTGGCGTTTTAGAAACTCTTATTTTCAAGCGTTCCATTAGTTTCCTCCTTGAACGGTGATCGTGTTTGCCGCTCGTAATACGGAGAGGAATTGCTAGTTTGTAAACCCAGAAAGTTTAAAGTTCTCAAATGCCTTCTTTATTTCTTTGAAAGTTTTACAGATAGCCATTGCTGAAGTACCTTCTTTTTTAGCAATATCTCTATAAGAGATTTTTGGATTTTCAATACGATAAGAAAGTCTTCTTTTTTGGGTTTCTGTTAATAGCTGAT